CACCGGTATTCCTCACGACTTGGAGTCAGATCAGCAAATGGTCTAGGATCAATGTCAGTTGCCAGCAACTCACTGATATCTACCAACTCTGCTGCACCCCTTTCAGGAGGAGAAGATGATTACCCTCGTATGGTTCAAGAAGACATGGTAGCATGTGTCGGGGTCTTACAGATCTCATCACACTGTTCTGATATCCAGAACTTTGTTACAATATGCTATGACAGGAAGCCTCTTCATCAGTTACCTGACTCTATCCTGTATTGCTCATTCTTGTCCGTTCCACCTCCTTTGGTCCTCGGGAATAATAGACTGGTCTATGATCAGAGGATAGACCTTGAGTTGACAGCAGGATTGACCCCGTCATCTTTGTGCAGACCCATTGCCTGCTCTCCACGGAGTGCATTTCTCGTTCCCTATGCCACTAGGCGGCTCTTTGCTCGAGCTCTAGATGCTGGGCATTCTGCACTTGCTCTTGCAGACCATTCCGGATCTAGGCTTCGCATTACCTTAGGCCTTCCTGAGCTTAGAGGAATCACTCTTTCCCACTGCATGAGCTTAGCTAGTCTTGAAATCGCAAGTGCAGCAATTAAAGGAGTGTTCCTGAAGAGCTCCAAGGATCCTCGCTGGTCTCTGCTACCGGCGATTGTAGCAATGTCAGCAGCATTCGCTACTAAGATAGCCATACTAGCCAAGAGCCCATATATGGCAGAGGATCCAATGGTTGCACGATTGGGTGGAGCAGGAGACCCTGGGTATGTCCCGACTAGCCTGACTTTGCAGTCCAGGATCTCATCGAATATGTCATCACTCGCATCTCGGTTGCTTCTTGACCTGCAGAGTGAACTATACACAGGGCGGACAGTCTTATTCCAAGATGAGCATGCTGGAAGCACCAGTCGGGCACTTGTGAGGTACCTCTCGATAGCTGTTTGGAGAAGTATCCAGGCTGGGGAGGTTATACGGGAGTATGGCCTTTCTCTCATCAAACACCATGTAAGATCATGCACAATGTACCAGCTCAAGGAAGAGGACAAATTAAGTGCATTGTATCTTCTTGTTCACAAAGTGCATGCATGGACAGGCTCATCCGGGTATCCTTTGCTTGAAGCTGCCTGCAGGAGCGTGATTCACGGGAGAGCAGTTTTCAGTGTTACCATTCCTGCCTCTGAAGCAATAAGGCTAGCTCGGTCAATGACCATAGTCTCTCGTGAGCTGACACGCCTCGGCCTGCCGGCCTTGTTGATCAATTGCCCTCAACCACATATTGATGCTGAATTGATTCCTCTCCTCGATGATGTTCTTTTCGATTCCCCAGAATGGAGACTCCCATGGAATAGCTCAGTTAGTGATGCTTTCAGTGTTAAGAGGCTGAGTGGAAGAATCTTTGGGATCAATGGTACAGTGGCCTATTCGTATTACCCTTTGAGGGCTCTGTTTGCTGACCGTCTTGTCCTCATTATTGGATCGGGTCTAGGAGCAGCAGCCTATGTTGCACTGGAATCTGGAAGTGTCGGGGTGTATGGTCTAGATCTTACAAAGGACCTCGTCGACGGGTATGGATTAGACATGCCTCCGTGTCCCGCAGTGGTGAGGAGGAGCAAACAGTGGAGATTGTTTCACCGGATTATGGGAGGTCCACTCGGAGGGGGGGATCTGAACCACTTGGAAACTCAGACCATACTACGCAGCACATTAGGACCTGGAGCGCTTATTGTGCTAGACATCAAGCTATTCACAGGCTGGGATCTAGTCGCAGCTTTTAACTCTATTGTCAATGTATGGGGAACTGCAGAGATCCTGATGAGATGGATTTCCGATTTGAGTAAAGCAAGATATCTTGTTGCCCTGTGTCATCTCTCATTTCCAGGGTGCCAGTCCTACATCATATCTTCTTCTGATGGTATGGCTGAAATGATCGTGCACGCTACAGTGACAACTCCAATTGAGTGGAGATCAGGTGATCCAAGGTTGATTACCATTGAGGAAACTAACATCTCCCCGTTCCCTGATATGGAGCAGGAATCAACAGATAGAGCGGACTTGACTACAGCACTCCTTGGCCCAGTCCAATTACTGGCTGAGACTGACCGGCTAGATTTGGTGAAGAAGATGGCACAATTGCT